CTCTGACATACGCCTGACACGCCTGCAAGGCAATCAGTCCGCGGTCGCCGGTGTCGGTGATGGCGATAATTCGTTGAGCATGCGCCGGGTCAAGTCGGGCGCGTACGGTTGCATGATCCACGCCGCTGGCGCCGGCGGTGGCTGGCACGTTGCAGCCTGGGGCAATGTCGCTGGCGTCGAGAAGGACTGACAGGCGCACATCAGCAGTGGCAAGACGATCGCGCAGGCGATCCTGATCACGTTGGGCATCGCTCAGCGCTCGATAGTGGGTTTGTTCACTGGCCGCGAGACGTTGCTCCAGCGCCAGACGTTTATCCTGCTCGGCCTGTTGCGCGGTGGCAGCAGCAACATTCTGTTGATTGAGGACTTCGGCGTTTAACCGGGCCTGCTCGGCCATTTGCCGGCCGTAGCGCCAGTCCTGAAACTGCCAGGCCGCGGCAAAAGCAGCAGTGGCCAGCACCACAACGCCAATCACTCGCCAGGGGATTGGCATAGCACCGCCCTCGCCCGCGCCCAGATTTCCAGGCGGTCCTGCAACCCGTTCAACCCGCCGTTGATGCGCCGGGTGATGGTGTTGAACTGATCGCGATCGGCCAGTTCGTTCAAGCCGTTCTGTTCCCAGAACCATGCCGCGGACTCGGCGGCCCATTGCGGTTGCTCGAGCAGCTCGGGCAACGACAGCAGACGCTCATCGCCGAACAGACCGAGGCTGCACTGGCGATAATTCGAACGGCCAGTAATCTGGATCAACCCGCGACCTCGGTATTTTTGCCCGTCGCCATCGGCCTCCGGTGTATTGCCCAAACGCAAGGCCAACGTACCGGTGTCGTATTTGCTCAGGTATTGGTTGTTGCCCAGTTCGCGCACATAGCGCAACTGCCCCGACTCATGGCCGACTTGTGCAAGGAACGCAGCAATACGTTTAGGCGTGTCGATACGCCGCCGAGCCATGGCAGTGTTGAGTGCAGAAACAAAAACGCCCGCTTGGGAGCGGGCGTTGGGCATGATGTCGATAAGGTTGTCTTCAGTTATTTGCATAATGCTGGATCCTCCCTGGATATTGCCCCCGATTGAATCACGATTGACGACCAACACCTGTGAACCATTTTCTTGCCAGAGTTTTCAGTGAGTTCTCCGGCGCAAGTTCTTCGGGGGATGTGAACATCCAACCGAGGGTTCCGAAATTGGCAGTCCAGTCGATTTGCGGTGCCGGAGTGATTTCTGTGATGTCGACCCAGAGCAGATCCGGATGAAACATTTCGGCCATGTTTCCGTTGGTCGAGAACAGTTCGACCACGGTGCTGTGGGTGATGCGTGCGTAGGTTTTCATCAGGCGTACTCGTAGATGATCACGGCGCCCGAGGCACCTGCGCCACCTGGTCTGCCAGGCTGATTGGGGGCGTTGGCGATTCCTCCCGCACCGGAGCCGAAACCGGAACCTGGTGCGGCCAGAGAGCCTGCTGCGCTGTTGCCAAAACCACCTCCGCCCAACGGCGAGCTGCCACCGTGCCCAGCAAGGGTCGAGCCGTTGACAGATATCCCGGGGGCGCCTGCAACTCCCGCGCTATTGACGATGTTGCCTCCACTGGCCGTCTGACCGGGATAGCCTCCGGTATAAAGCCCCATGCCCTGATTCGCGACAAATCCAATCCACGGCGACCCTCCACCACCGGCAGCAGAAACCTGCGAACCGAAAGAACTGGTACCACCACCTCCGGCATTCGCCGCTGCCAGTCCCGCGCTTCCGCCAGCCCCCACCGTGACGACCTGACGAGAACCCATCGTGTCGGAAGACAGCCATGCTTCAGCATAACTTCCGGATGCGCCGCCACCCACGGTTGCATACTGGGAGGTTGTGGTCGCACCGACTCCCGCACTTCCGCCACCGCCGGCCACCACCTTGACCAGAACATGCTTCATCCCGGTTGTCGGCTCATAGGTGCCGGATGCGGTAAACGTCTTCACTCCCAACAACCGGCCGCTTACAGCATTACCGCCGCTGGCATACACCAGGACCCAACTATCCAGTGCTGCGCTGTACACCACCGAACACACACTACCGCCGACAATCTCGGCAGGCCGCAATGCACTCGCTGCAAGACTGACCAGCGGCTTGGGCATCAAGCCGTTCGGTGCAAACGTACTCGCCCCGCTATTGGCATTACCGGCAGTAAAGCGCAGCGCCAAGCCGTCCTTCAATACAGTGACGGCAGGCACATAATTGGCCATATAGAGATTGGCCGCGCCGATGTCAGTGGCATGTTTATCGTCACCTGCCTGACTGAGCTTTTTCATCGCTTGCAACAACTGGGTTGCATCGGCTTCGCTCGGCTCAAGGCCGGCGGATTTGACGACGTTCAACAATTCATCGGTAACGCTGTTGCCCCAGGTCGCCGGGATCAACGATCCGGGCAATCCCGCGACGACGTCTTCATTGACGAATTTGCCATTCACCAGCCCGACGCTGGGAACGCTTTTTGGATAATCCATTGCAACTTCCCTGATGACTTACAGCGCAGCAGCCAACCACTTCGGCGCAACCGGCCGATGCTCGCTGAACGGAAATAAAGAACCCTGCGGCCAGTCCCGCAATTCACGGCGATAGGTTTGCAATTCGGCGTATTGCTGGGTGGTCAATGTGGTGCCGCCGCCGTCCTCCAGCTCATCACGATCACGGGCCACCAGACCGTCGGTGGCGGCGAGTTGCGCCGTACGCCACGAGCGCTCGATATCAGCAGCTTCATCCGGTGAAGGCGGCGGTGGATCGACCAGAATCGGATAGCCGTTATCGGCACGCACGCCGATAGCTTTCGGGGTGACCGCCATCTGCTGCAGCAGTGAGATCCAGTAACCCTGAGGAATTTCGATAACGTCGTCGGGAATATCCGTCGAATTGATACCCGGTACATAGGCGCCCCGGGTACTGGCGCTGAACAGAACATTGAACGGATTCATTCAGTAGCCCTTTGCAAGGTAAAAGACACCCCAGTTCGCACTGACGTCACCGTTGTAGCTGCGGACCTTCAGCCGGCAGCCCTGTTTCGTCGCAGAGGTGGAGAGCATGATCACCATCGCGCCGTCGCCACCCGAGTGGATGGCCACGATCGATGAAAACGCGTTGGGAAAAGAGATAGGAAAACTGACATTAACTTCGCCTTTGGCATCCGTGGTGCCAACCCCCCACTGGTCGATGTTACCGCTGGGATAGCGTTGATAACCGACGTTGCCTACGACACCGGAATGCGCTGTGGCATACCTATCGCTGACCGATCCCCCATATAAACGCCACTGATTGCTCAGCTTGATCAGATAAGCGGAATCACCAAGATCCAGCTTCAGCGGTCCGAATGTGCCATTACAGGTTTCGATCTGTTCATTGGCTGCCGGACTGATCGTTAAAATACCGGTGCCCGCATTGATCACGTGAAGGGTACTGGCGTGGGCAATTCCGTTGACTGAAGGCAACGTCGCCGTGATCGGCGAGTTACTCGCAAAGCTGGCGACTCCACCGATAGTGGCAGCGCTCAGAACTGTGCTCGCTCCATAGGACGCGAAACCGGAAAACTGCAAACCGGTTCGGGTTACGAATTCAGTCGTTGCAACCGATTTGCCACTGTCGAATTGCGGCGCAGTCACAAATAACTTGTTACTGCGTAAAGCCCCCAATAGTTGATCATTGGCGGACTCTGCAGGCGTAAGACCGGCAGTCTGGATGACCTTCAGTAACTCCTGCGTGACGCCGTTCCCCCAACTCGCCGGAATCAACGATCCCGGTTTACCCGCTACCGGATCCTCATCGACAAACTTGCCGTCCACCAGACCCGCACTGGGAACACTTTTTGGATAATCCATTACTCATCTCCTGATCTGAAACACA